AGAGGCAGCGTCGAGACTATTTGAGCCATTAGACCTGCACCTCGTTCAAGTTGATCCGCTGTGCGATTCGAGCCGCCAACGTCGGCTGCGCTTCGTTGATCGGGCCTTCGAGGAACTTCGGCCCCGTGCCAGGCACGTTCCACTGGATGCCACGTCCAGCCGCCTCGGCGACCTTCCACGAAGGCGGCGAGTGCTCCGAGAGGTGCTCGTGCACCGCGATGGCGTAGGCCTCGGCCGCGCCGCCGTAGGACAACGTGACCGAGATGTGCGGCCCAGCGTATTCGGGCGGATGCACCTGCCCGCTCGCCCGCAGCGTGCCGCCGTCGGGTGCCACCGGGCAGCGCTTCTTCGATTCGGTCATGATGATCTGCCCCTCGACGTAGAGGGCCGCTCCGACGCGCGTCGGCCAGATCTTCAGGACCTTCTGCAGCTTCGCGATCATCGCGGCGGCGTCCGGCTTCACGTGGTCACCTCCTCAGGCCTCCCGAGGTCCTTCCATTCGATCTCGGTGTGCTTGGCTTCGATCTGCGCCAGTTCCTTCAGCCACCGCTCGCCGATGTTCGGCCAACGCAACTTATCGTCCATCACACGCACGAAACCGAGAGCTCTGAACTCTTCACGCACGTTGTGGTCGTGATACATCAACGACAGTGCTTTGATAAAGCCTGCCTTATCCGCGATGCCGCCGATGATGTTTAGGTAGGGCCACCCGATGGCCGTCGACGTGCACGGCACAAGCAGTGCAGCGTTCTTCGCGTGCTCACCGAGGGCCGCCCAATCGGGCACGATCTGCGGCACGCCGCACGCCATCCCCTCGAACGTCGTCAGGCCGAACCCCTCGCCCTGCGTCGTGCTCACCTGCACGTCGAAGCAGTTGTAGGTCTCGCGCATCGCCTCGTCGGAGTCGCCGTACCAGACCTGCGGCTCGCGCAGCAGCAGCATGTCGAGGATGCCGTAATACTTCACCAGTTGCTTGACGTCGCAGCCCACGTCGCCCGTCGGCGCCGTGTGGAAGTAGAGTCGCGCGTCCTTGATCTTCTCGGCCTTCACCCACTCGGCGAAGTACTCGATCGTCAAGTCCCACCGCTTGCGCGGCTGGTTGCGGTTGACGTTGCCGACGATGAACTTGTCCTTGACGAAGTCGAGCTTGCGGTTCAGCCGCGCCTGCGTCTTGTCCATTGGGTAGTAGGTCTCTAGGTCGACCCCCAGCGGAATGACCGTGCTCGGCCCCGTGTATCCAGCCTTGCGAGCCTCGCGCTGCCCGAACTCGGACCAGAAGATGGCGAGCGCCAGTCCATTGAGGTGGTTCATGCCCTGCTGATTCTTCCCGTCGACGGCCAGCGACGCGATGACCGGGATGTGCCGGTGCTCGGGATACTGCTGCAACTGCCGCAGGTAGAGCGGAATCTGCCAGGGGTCGTTCTGCAGCACGATAAGGTCAGGCTCGAAGTTTGCGCACATCCAGATGAGGCGGTTGATGCCGAGCTGGTCGCCGCCAGCCGCGGCGGCGTAGATGGGATATGGGTAGTCGTAGGGATCGCCGCGGTAGTTGATTCCCAAGACGGTCACGTCGTAATGGTCCTTCAGCGTCTCGATCGTCTTGTGCGTCGCCTGCGCGAACCCCGAGGGGCACGCGGCGTCTCCGACCCAAAGTAGCTTTTTCATAGTCATTAGCCCCACGCTAATTTGTTAAACGTTGTGCCCCAACAGCACCGTGACCTCCGGCCGCCACACGTAGTCCTCCGCCGCCCACTTGCTCGTCTCGAGGAACGAACAGTCCCCGCCGACGAACGATCCCCACGTCCCACACTTCTCGGGTTGGTTCGGGATCAAGAACATCGGCGTCCCAACATTCCCGCAATAGACTTTCTCCTCTTGCCAGAGCCGATACCCGTTCGGATACTGCATGCGAAACAAGATGGGCAAGCCCGGCGTCTTCTCGATGGCGTCCTGCATCAACGCCCTCGTCCCTGGCGAGTAGACGTCGTCGTCGTCGATGTGCGCGATGTACTGGCCTTTCGCCATTGGTGTCGCGTAGTTGCGCTCGGCGTGTCCCCAGTCGCCGCCTGGTTTGCACGGGATGCACCGCACGCGCGGATCCGTGCACATCGGGTTGACGCCGCCGACGACGAGGATTTCGTCGCCCGGCAACGTCTCGATCGATCGCAGCGTGTGCAGCAGCGAGGGCCGGCCGATGGTCGGCACCAGAAACGTGATCATAGGTTCTTGTCCATGTTGAACTCCTTCTGCAGGTCCCACTTCATGACGTAGTTGTAGCGCGCGACCCAGAACCGGCGGTGATGGTCCTCGAGCTCCTCGGGCGACGCCACCGAGATCGTCTGGCTGTGCAGATGTTCCAGGCCAGAGACGCAGTCGCCTGAGGTCGCGAACTCCGGCCCCTTGCCTTTGCGGTTGATCCGCTGCGCGTAGTCCTCGTCCTCGAAGTAAGCATAGCCCGGCGAGATCGACTCGTCGAAGTAGCCGATCTTCTTCACGCAGCTGTCGCGGATGATGAAGCACGAGAAGCCCGCCTCGCGCGACCAGCAGATGTCGGTCGTCGTCTTGCCGAACGACTCGATGGACTCAGGCGCGAAGACGATGTCATCGTTCGTGATGAGGCGCTCCTCTGGCGCGTGGTCGATGAACCAGTTCCACGACTCAGCGATCCCCATCGGCTCCTCAGGCGTCCAGATGACGACGGGGAATGGGCACCTGTCGGTCGCCGCCTTCACCTGTTCGGCGTTGCGCCCGTTGTCGATGACGTAGATGCCCGAGGGTTCGACGGTGCTCGGCTCCAGTGATATGAGCATCTGCCGGAGCAGGTCGTACCGCCGCAGCACCGGCACGCAGACGTAGATCGGTTTCATTTCAGCTTCTCCACGGCCTCGTTCACCGCCTGCGCGTGGAAGGCCAGGTGGTCTGCCCGGCGCGTCGACTCCCCTTCCAGGAACACCTCGTCGGGACGGAACCCCGCCCAGTCGTGATCGATGTGGATGTCTGGCAGTCGAATGGCCCGGTCGAAGCGGGACGTCACGTCGCGCCAAAAGATGTCGCCCCAGAACATGCGGGGGTCGAAGAAGAAACCAAGCCGGTCGCACATGCTGCGCGAGACCGTGGCAAACGGAAAGTTCGCGGCGTTGTGCGTCTCGACGCCGAAGTCGAAGATCCCATCGGGGTAGCGGTTGGCTTCCTCCAGGATCTTCGCGTCCCAGCCGGACGTCTGAAAGACCATGTCATCGTTGCCGCACATCAGCACGTCGCCGGTCGACGCCGCATACAGCTCGTTGAAGAAGTCACCGAGGCTCGCATAGCCCTTCTTGCGTGGACCGACGACGACGCGGCACGGTGCCATGTCGCTGATATCTTTCAGGTAGCTCTGCGTGTCCGTATCATCGTCATCGACGCGGAACACTAGTTCAGAGCACTCGCCCGCTGTTTCGCAGTAGGACATCATCATCTGACCCAACCGTTCAAGCCGATGCCGAGTGGGAATGAGCACCGACACCTTTGTGAACATCAATAACCTCAACTCTCGGGAGCGGGAACAGCAGCTTGCCGCCCTGCTCCAGATACGCCGCCTCACGTCGGATGATCGCGTCGCGGAACTGCCAGATGACGACGAAGAGCATGGCCGGCGGATTGGCACGCCCAGCTTCTTCGCTCACGATCGGGATGCCGGTGATCGTCATCCGGCCACACTTCTCCGGCGACCGCTCCCAGGCCTGACGAATGTCCTTCGGCCCGAGGTCGCAGACCTGCAGCAGCGTGTTGCCCTTCGTCGACGCACCGTAGAGGTCGATCGGACCACGATGCGTGTCGAGCGCCTGGTAGATCTTCTCGCGCGTCTTCATGACGCGCTGCGCGAAGTCCCGCAGCGTCATGAAGTGCTCGCAGCGATACTCGGCGATCATCATCGCTTTGACGTTCGGCGACACGTGTCGCCACCTCCGGCCGACCGTCACGCGTAGGCTGCCGCCGTTGATCTCCCGCCGCTCGGCGTCGATGACTTCCAAGTCGAATGGTTCAAGCATGCGCATGATCGACGCGAGGCTCGGGTAGAACAGGTGCTCGTGGCAGATGTCGTCGAACGCCGTCGCCATCAGCATCTGGTGCAGATCCTGAAACTGCAGGACCCAAATGCCGCGTGCCGACAGCGCCTCATTCACGGCACTCACAAACTTGATCGGATCATCTACAGCATAGAAGCAGGCGATCGACGTGAGCAACGACACGCTGCCAGGTTCGAGCGGTTGCTTGCCTGGAAAGTATTCCGGATGCAGTACGTCGCAGTGCTTGCTTAACCCCTCTTGCAGGTTCTCTGCCGGCTCGTACGCGATGCGCTTCACGCCCTTCGGTGCCCACGCGAGCAGCGTCCCGTCGTTCGCCCCGACATCGACGATGACGTCGCCTTCTTCGAGGTGCCCGAGC